TGAATACGGTACCGTCGGTGGTTTAGGTAACTCAGTAGATTTTTGTGAAGTCGGTACAGTTACAATTCAAGGTACTTCAGTAGAATCCCCAAGAACAGTAATTGCAACAAATTTTGTATTTAATAACCCAGACCCTGTTACTTGTTCGGGAGCAACTACACCTGCAGATTTAACTTACTTTATAAATAATCAAACAAATTATATTTTAACAACAGGAAGTAATGGAGTTCTTTTAACAGGAACAACAATTTTTACTTCGGGAGCTACGATTACATTTAATGACACATTAGGTATGTTTAACGAAAGTATAACATATAGTGCAGTTATTAGAGATAAAAATGCGTCAACTGTAGGTTCAGAACAATTAGCCGCGTTAGAAGAAGGATGTGCACTTTATGATACACCATATGATGAAGCGTTAGTTCAAAAATATTACATAGTACCAAATAGAACTGAAATATTACCAACGTCATATACTGCAGGAATGGATGTAATGGCAACATTAATATCTGACGTGGATTCGAGCAATAAACCATTACCGGCATCATACGATGGAGAAACGTACACACCAAGAACGACATCAGGTCAATCTGAATTTAGTAATGGAATATTTGCAATGATTCCTGGTACTATGACGAATAGAAGAGTTGTTGCGATTATGAAAGAATATAGAAGACGTAGACGTATGGCTAAGTTATTCTGTTCGGGAGTTGTGAATTATTCTTTTGTTGATAACTGGTTATCAGGTTCACTCTATTTTATTTCATTTGAAACCCAAAAAAGATTTTTATTTTGGTCAAAATCGGCTTGTTGTGAGAACATCATTAAGAGAGTCACACAAAAAAACATAAAAACAAATGAGAACGAACCTCATTATTACTATAGAAGTACAACTTATAATAATAGTACAGGTGAATGGGGTGTGGCATTTAACGGTTCGAAAAAAAGATTAAATAGACCAACAACAATAGTTGATTTAGGACCAAGAGATGAATTCATTAGAGAAATTTGTGTGGACCCTAATTTAGACCCTAACTGCTCAGTATCGAGAGAAATAGGTCCATCATCATTTAAAGATTTTGGAGAAATTCTTGGTATGGCGATTAACTATAGAATGGATGTTAGTAACTCGAATTTTGACGTTAGAAACTTTTTCGATAACAATGGATTTTATTCTAACGGAATTAGAAGTGCGTTAGACGGTGATTTATTACAATTAATATCAATCAACAGTGAAGTTGGTATTGAACAATTCGATTTACAAAGTCCGAAATACATTGGTTACAGTTATCAAATATTAGACCCTGAATTATATCCGGATGTTTTCAAAAAGAATAACGTATGGGGACCGTTACCAATAACTATGGAATTTTCTGAAGATGGTGAAAGAGTTCGTGCGTGTTTAAATGAACCAACACATATTGCAAATGACGGCGTTACACAAGTTCAAGGTAGATTAACTGAATCATCACAACCGGTACCGTTCTTCTTATGGGATAAGAAAGGAACAGGATTTGGAGCATATAATACTGAAACATTAGATGACCAATCTTGGGATATTGTTAATGTTCAAGTACAACCATTACAGGGTATGACATATGCGTATAATGTAACAGGTTCAACAGACGATTCATCCGACAAATACTTGTTATTACCAATTACATATGATTTCACAGGTACATCAGTATCAACATTGAATGTTGTGGATGACGAAGGTTTCGCTTACGATGCGGTAATATCAGGAATCACTGGAAACGAATATCATCAGTATGATTCACAATATCCTGGTTACACAGTTTTACAAGTAACATCAGGAACTTTAGGTAATCCATCGGCGGGTATGTTATATACTCGTTATGGTAATGCGGGAACTTGGAACGGTATCCCTTGGACAACATCAACCGATTTCTTTATTAGAAGAACACAAGATTATTATAACGGAACTAAACAAATACTGTCAACACCATTTATGTTCCACTTTGGATTAAGACCGGGTAAAACAGGTCTTGATAAATTTATTGATAGGTTCGGACCTAAAGGTGCATTTAAATCATCGAACTTGACATAATGGAAAAAAGAAAAATTATATTACCAGAGAAGAGGTATCATAAAGCATCTTCAGAAGACCAAATCCTCCAAATAAATTTTGAAGAGGGTAAGAGTTTATTAACAAACGACGACAGAGATGTTATTTTGGACATAAATGAGTTATTCGGTCAAGAGAGAAACGATAGTAAAAGATATAAATTATATGGTAAACTAAAAGTTGTATTTAGAAATATGTACAGTGGGTTATCAAGTTATTTACCATTGTCAGAAGAATTGGCATTGGTTGGTGACGGAGATGACGGTGAATTTGATGGGTACTTACCATACAATGAATTTGCCTTTTTAAGAAATGATGTGTATCGAGAAAAGTCTAACGATATCGATGTTGCAGATTTAAGTACGTTCACGGGAATTACAGTAACAAAAACAGGTGACATTACTCACCAATTGATTACTCCGATGAATGCTCCTTATCACAATTGGAATTTATACGTATCATATGTTTATGACCACGATGAAAGTTATCCGATGAAGTACACGTTGTCAGGAAACACAACGATGAGTTTTGTGAGTGGAGATGGTATTCCTTTTAGAATTTCAGATAACAACGCAAGTTATAGATTAACAAGCCCTGTTGACCACGGAATGAGTGAAGGTGAATATGTTATACTTGGAGGTTACCCATATTATATTAATTCTATCGGTAATGAATATTATAATTCAGAACTATATGTTTTAGATATTTTAAAATCACAAATACCTTCAGGAACAACAACATTCAACAATACGTTAGTAACAGGTAAAAGATGTATTGATACAAAAAATATATCAGGAACCACATCAACATATTATGTTCATAAACATAAAACCGCAACTAATACTAACGATTATATTTTAGATAAAGCAGGATTTGAAAGTCCGATTTTTGAAGATGAGAGAAAATTAGTATTTGAAAATATATCAGGAACTAATGATGTATTAGTTGAGAGAAATAGAATGGAGGCCGTTCTTTATGATTTTAAAGAACCCTTTGTGTTAACAGGATTAACAAATAATTTAAATTATGAACCAACTGATTTATATCTATCGGTTTTATTTAGAAATGGAAACGGGTATTTTGATTACCCACCTAAAGTAGGTTGGAAATTTAATTTACACAATACTTGGATTGATAATCATTTCGATGGTACAAATAAATCATTACCACCATACGAAACGGGTATGGGTACCGGCACACAATTTGTAAAAAGTGGAATCACATATACAAGTGGTAGTACATTACCAGTCGGTACTGTATTAACGGGTGCATTTATAGAATATAGTCCTTCACAAATTAAAGAAAGGGTAATATCGGAATCGATGTATAGGTTATCAAATCCTACAAATATTTTTAATTATAATCAATCAGTAACAGTTGAAGGATTTAGTGGAGCAACATCTACAAATATGTATGGTGTAATTTATCAACCACATTATAGAGTTAAAATTAGAGAGTTGTCACCATACGTCGAGGCGTCATCAACGGCAGATATTGATAATCTACCACAAAACGCAAGATTTTTTCCATTCGAGAATGTATGGAAATGGAGAGATGTCTATGATTATGGATATACCGACGATTTAGGTTATGGAGTTGACTATCCGTTTTTAAATAATACACATTATGTAAGAACTGATATTAATTTCTATATGAGAAATGAAAAAAATTATCAACATAAAGCTGACGGAATTTTTGATTTCAACGGATTTATCAATAGATATAATAATAAAAATAATAGATTGGATAGAAATAATTCAAACACAAGTAAAAACTGTTAATGAAAGTTTTAAAAAATATTAGAGATGGTATAGTCTTAAATTTAGAATCCAACTTCAAACCAGATTTAGGTAGAGAAGAGGCGTTAGAACAATTTGAGAACGAAACCATAAGAACCATTATCAATCCTGCGGAAAATTACGAAACGATGAGGTATATTCATAAACCTTATTCGGGTATCACTTCAAACCCAACGGACACTCAATCAGATATTTGGTTTTATTTTTATTTCTATAATCAAAGCGGAACCCACGTTGGCGGTTTAGATTATTCTTTAATTGGTATTGACCATATCGAGAATGCTAAACAACTTAGACAAACTACTAAAACATTTTTTAGATTAGAATTTTTTATGGTTCCTGATGGTGAAGTTCCCGATAGAACAAATAGAAAATTAGTATTTGCTAAAAATCTTTCATTACCACTTGGAGAAAAAGTTTTTTACACCGGATTTAACGATTACATAAGTGTACCCATTTTTAATGGTTCAAATTATAGAAACAAAGAAAATATGTATCTGTTTTGGTTCCAAGAGGATGACGCATTTGTCGGTACTATGTTAACGGGTACAACTTTTTATATGACTGCAAGATTTTTTAATGGAGAAGACGGAACTGTTTTAAACTTTTCAAACACATCTTTATCCACTAACACTTCAGTTTTGGAGTATAGAGATTTATATTATAAGGTAACGATAGACAGGTCAGATTATTCATATCAAGTATTCAGATATTCAGGAACTACAGGAACAAGAATCGGAGAATCGGGTGACCCCATAAAATTTTATGAAATAGTATCTGGAGGATAATGGATAAAATACAACATACAATATTAAAAACCACAACAGGTCAAACATTTAACCTACCAGTATTCTTAGAACAGAGTATTAAGGATTTAGGTATTATGGTGGGATTTGATGGTGATATTGGACAAACCCAACAAATCTGCAACTTCACATATAAAGGTAACGGTAGTTCGGTTACAGTATATAATACGGTTAACACCACGAGATATGGTGCATTAATCGATGCAATTTTTACTATTAATTGGGGTGACGGAGCAACAAGTACACTTACAATGCCGGTTATGAATATCGATAATGTAAGTTTACCATCCGCATCACACACATACTCAACTAACGGAACATATGTGATTGAAGTTACGGTGAATTCACCTTGGGATGTTAGAAAAGTTAAAAAAACTATTGAAATACCGTTCGTCCAATCTTTTGGTTATCCAACGGATTTAGGTGAATTAACATTTGATGTTCCATATTCCGACCCTGTTACTGCTCACACACAAACATACTTACAAGATTATAGAACATTGACGGGAGCAACTAACAGTACTACCGTTACTTTTTTAGGTATTGGAAAGAGTAGAGTTGATGAGAAAAAATTATACGGGACCAATGCGGGTTATACGGGGGTGACAGTCACCTCAGAATATACAGGTTACACCATCGATGGGTTAGCCTACAGGGACTATGAAGATGGGTACACCCACATTTCAGGTGTCACTTCAGGAACGACTGAAACATTTTTTCAGGATGAAATATACAATGGGATGATTACAAGAAATGAACATTTTTTAGGATTTGTGGACGACCCACAAATTTTTTCAGATGTTTTTGTAGAAAGAGGACAGATGAGTGTTATGGAAAAAAACTTTAGATTAACCGAAATTGACAACACAGGAGAAATTGATGTGTATGGAAATGGATATTTTAAAGTACGAAAACAATAAAAATTATATTTATAGATAAATAAAAAAAGATGGCAGTAGGAAGTTACGGAACTATAAGACCGGCAGACGTTTCACCAGCAGATGTTGATATATATTATCACTTTGTTTCAGGTAGAACTGCAAGTACTGAAGTTCAATTTGAAAAACTCGATAATTCCCAAGATGTATTGACACCGGTTTACCATAATGACACAACAGGAGGTAATTCAGGTACGGAAATATTGGGCGGGATGTATAATTTAAAATTAGAATCTTCGAGATTTTCGGATTTAGGTATATATACACTTTATCTAAGACCCAAACAAATTAGAACAATCGTCACTGATTGTGGTGTATTATCTTCTTTGCCGTCAGTAAGAGGTTTGATTATTGATATTTCACAAATTGATAGTTCGGATGCTAACAAATTCACACCACAAGGATTAGTTGGTTACAGAATTGAGTATTTGGATGATTCAGGGGCTAAAATTCCTAATTTCTTTAGGGTAGTGACTTCTTCATTCTATTGTGAACCAGTTTTATCTAATTTAACGAATTCATCACAGAAAGCGATTAGATACAGATATTCAGATATAACAACAAACTTAATGTTTTTGACATTAACACCTAGCTCTTCGCCGTCTAGTAGACCTAATACCATACCGTTTATTGGTCAACCAAACCAAAATATCATTTTGACAAACACTCATTTCAATCCGGTTATGTTGGAAATTGAAATGGTTGAACACGATGCTACCACATTGGCACACGCACTTTATGGTAATCAAAGTAAGTCAGTTAATGATGGTATTTACACAATTTATGACCAAAATAATCAAATCTATAAGCAGTTTAACTTATACGAAATTAAAGACGATATTAACGAAACACTATACGAGATTAGAGAAAAGAATGATAATATCGACGAAACATTAAACTTTGATGTTATAACTCAATAATGGCTAAAATAACAAGAAAGGTCCCATATCAGGCGGCTAGTGGTGGTGAAACGTTCAATGACAAACTCATCGGTTTACAAATAACCGATGGTAGTTCTCAATTGGCCAATACTCAATTTCTTATTGACAGAGTAATTCCTGAAAAAGACAGTAAGACTTTTCATACCCAACCATTTTCTGATTTCTTAACATTAGATACATTACAGGAAGAGAAGAATTCAATTTATGATGATAACTCAATGGGTAGTACTCTACCTGAGAGAAGTAAGAAAATTAAATTCCACGATTCTAAAAACGATGCAACAAAATCGTTATTCGGTTCGTTATCGACAAGATTAAATGGTGCAGTTGCGAATATCATTGAAAGTTTTCCTGCTGCGTTATTAGTCGATGTTGATTCACCTTCATCATCAACAAGTGTCAGTGCGGTATTAACAGGTGTAACTTACGGTTATGACCAATTATCGAATACCACAAGATTTAAATTTAAAAAGTCATTAATTTATAATCCGTTTGATATAGTAATTCAAAAACCGGAAGGAATTGAAATATTACAATCAACTAACACATATAGAGATTTTTATTCATCATATACCAAATATGTAATAGATAACCTTAGCGGTTCAACATTTGAAATTGTTTCCTATGATGAACCTGACAATGACGGTTACGCATCGATTAAAGTTAATGGTCGTTGCTTTCCGGGTTACAATGAATACACCGACAATTATTTAATCAGACCAAATAATGCAGTTACTGAAGAATTCTTCAATAGTTTAGATGAATTAGAAACTGTTTTATTAGATAGAGAATCTACACCAAAGTACACTGCGGCGTTTAAAGTTCCAACTGATTTA